ATAATGAAAGGCAACTAAATGAGTCTATCAAATAGACTGCGTAAATCAGGAGAAAAACGGACTAACAATCAATTTTTAGAACCGTTTCTACCTGGTCGTGCTTTGTATGCAACTCCAGCTGGAGTAGATGTAAACTCTGATACTGCAATTCGTATGTCAACAGTTTATGCTTGTGTACGACTATTAGGTGACACTATTAGTTCTCTTCCATTATCTGCTTATGTCCGTCGTGGTCGTTCTAGAATAAACTATGCATCTGTTTATGGCGAGATGCCTGCATGGATTAACAAACCAAATCCTGATTCAACTCGTTTAGAGTTCTATGAGCAAGTAATCTCATCGCTAAACCTTCATGGTAATGCATTCATTCTGACCGTACGTGACGATATGGGCGACGTTCAAGAGCTTTACTGCATAAACCCACTGCAAGTTCGTATACGTCGTCCTGATCCAATGGGCGAGATTGAGTATATAGTTACTATTGGTCAAAATGCACAAGATCCAGTAAATCAGTTCTATGACAACGCACAACCTTTTGATCCTTTATCAACAAAGACAATGGTTCTAACAAAGAATGAAATGCTACACATTCCTATGTTTAGACTACCTGGTCAATTACTTGGACTTGGACCAATTGCAGCTGCTCGCATAACTCTAGGTTCTGCTATGGCCGCAGAAGTTTATGCAGCAAGTTACTTTGGAAATGCAGCAAATCCTGGTGGAGTTATTGAATCTCCAGGTGAAATGACTGAAGAACAAGCTGCTGATATTGCTCGCAACTGGAATATGTCACATACAGGACCTTATCGTGCTGGAAAGCTTGGTATTTTAACTAGTGGAGCAACATTCAAACCACTTACTCTTAATGCTGCAGACGCACAACTTCTAGAAGTACGTCGATTTGGCGTAGAAGAAATTGCTAGACTATTCCGTGTGCCTGTATCTTTACTTGGACACCCTGTCGCAGGCGCAATGTCATTTGCATCTGTTGAAGCTCAGAACTTGTCATTTGTGCAGCATTCTTTAAGACCTTTACTTGAAAGACTAGAACAAGCATTATCTCCTTTGCTTCCTGAATCAGATGGATTTATTAAGTTTAACCTAGATGCGTTACTACGTGGAACAACACTAGAACGCTATGATGCCTATACAAAAGGTTTACGCGAAGGCTTCCTAAGCCTAAATGATGTCCGTTATGTAGAAGATCTTGCACCTCTTGGAGAGTCTGGAGATCAATACAGAGTTCCACTGCAAAATATTGATGCAGCAGACGCAAAAGATGTTGGCTTAAACCTACGTGCCGACATTGCAGCCAAGTTAATTCAAGTAGGTTTTGATCCACAATCAGTAATTGAAGCTGTTGGTTTACCTGATATGAATCACACAGGTTTGCCTTCAAATCAATTGCAACCAATTTCAACAATCGATCCAACGGATCCCAAAGCGGCATACGAGGTGGAGTAGTGTTGAATGAAGAGAAAGACTCAAGGAGCAAAATGAAAAAAATCGAACGGCGCACATATACTGTGCAAGATGTTGAAACTCGGGCAGATGACGATGGAAAGCTACGCTTGTCAGGATATGCAGCAAAGTTTGATAGTCCTAGCGTACCACTTCCGTTTATAGAGACTATTGCTCAAGGTGCTTTTAGAAAAACACTAACAGAAATCCCAGATGTTAGATTGTTAGTTAACCATGATGGACTTCCATTAGCCCGTACTAAAAATGGTACGATGACGCTAACCGAAGATGATATCGGATTAAGATTTGATGCTGAACTAGCAGATACACAAGAAGCAAAAGACTTGCATGCTTTAATTGCCAGAGGCGATGTTGATCAAATGAGTTTTGCATTCCGTGTTATTAGACAAAAATGGAATGAAGACCGCACAATGCGTACCTTGACAGAGGTATCATTAGCAGATGGTGATGTTTCAGTAGTTACCTATCCAGCTTACCCAGCCACTTCAGTAGAAGCCCGTGAGCATCTAAAAAATGCTATCACAGCTGTTAAAGAAGGAAGAGAAGTATCTGGAGATTCTTTAATAGTCCTAAAAACTATTTTTGAAGATCTAAGTGAAGGCCATGACTATGTAATGAAGTCAGTAGAACTAATGGCTCAACTACTAGGAAATCAAGAAGTAGATATGGAAGATGTTGTTGAAGATGCAACTTATATGGACGATGAAGAAGAAAAAAGTCCAGTAGAAGAAGTTTCTGTGCCAAGATCTATATCTCTTCGTCTAGCAAAAGCAATTATAAACAATACAAAATAATATTCTGTTAGCAGATAGTTAACAGATACCGAAGTCGGAGCGAGACTCACACCCCAAAAGCGCCGTGATGCTTATCGCCACCACCTCGACCAAACTCATAAGGAGCAGAATACAATGTCATACCTTGACAAAGTAATCGAGCGCCGTGATGCAGTAAAGGTAGAAATGGATACAGTTCTTGAAGCAGTTGCTGCTGAAGAACGTACCGACCTAACTGCAGAGGAGACCGAGAAGGTTGACGCTCTTGTAGAAGAGTCACGTTCACTCGATGCAAAAATCGAAAAGCTAAAGACACAGGCTGATGCAGACTTAAAAGCTGCAGAAATCCGTTCAGCAGTTGCACCAGTTGCAACTCCAGCAGGTGGCGCACGCGTCATCTCTGAAGCACGTACATATACACCAGAAGCAGAAGCTTCATTCGTAAAGGATGCGTACAACGCACAATTTAAGAATGACTTTGCTGCATCTGAGCGTCTTGCTCGTCACATGCGTGAAGAGAAAGTCGAAAACCGCGCGGTTGCCACTGGCAACTTTGATGGTCTTGTGGTACCACAGTACCTAACAGATCTAGCTGCACCATTCGCACGTGCTGGCCGTCCATTCTTGGACGCTGCAACAAACAAGCACACACTACCTGCAAGCGGAATGACACTGAACATCAGCCGCATGACAACAGGTACAACAACTGCAATCCAAGCAACAGAAAACGCAGCAGTATCAAACACTGATGCCGATGACACACTATTGACTATCAATGTGCGTACAGTTGCAGGACAACAGGACATCTCACGCCAAGCAATCGAGCGCGGTACAGGAATCGATCAGTTCATTCTTGCAGACCTAATTCGTTCATGGCACACAACACTAGACAATCAGTGCATTAACGGTGCTGGTACATCAGGAACAGTTCTTGGTCTTGATGCTTCTGGTGGAAATGCAATCACTTACACATCTACTGCTCCAACAGTTCAGCTTCTTTACCCAAAGCTTGCTGACGCTGTACAGCAGATTCAAACAAATGCATTCCAGAATCCAACACACTGGGTTATGCACCCACGCCGTTTAGCTTATCTATTAGCTGCGGTCGATTCAAACAACCGTCCTTTGGTTGTACCAAACGCAAGCGGTCCAATGAACACAATGGCAGCAGGAGCTGGAGCAGTATCATACGGTAACTCAGGTTACTCATTGATGGGTCTTCCAATTGTTACTGATGCAAACGTCGGAACAACTTTCGGCGCAGCAACAAATCAAGACAAGATCTACTGCGTTGCAGCACCTGAAATGCACCTTTGGGAGCAAACAGGATCACCATTTGCATTGAACTTTGATGCAACTAGTGCTGGTAGTTTGACAATTAAGTCTGTTGTTTATGGCTACGCAGCCTTCTCAGCAGGTCGTTACCCTCTAGCTGCCTCGATTATTTCAGGCACTGGTTTGGTCGCGCCAACATTCTAAGCAAAGCTTAGAACAATAGTGTAGAGCCGGTAAGACTCCCCCGACTTATCGGCTCTACACCTTTAATGGGGGAAGTATGAAATCGTCGCATAAAGTTTCAATTGGAGCATGTGATCCAGGCACAGTTAATGCTGCTTGGGCATATACAATGATTCAACTGACACAATCTCGTAGTTCGAGATTAGGTCCGTTTATAAGAATCGAAGGCTCTGGTTTACTGAGTAAGTTACGCAATCGCGTAGTTGCAACATTTTTAGATAATACAAAATCTGATTGGTTGCTGATGATAGATACAGATGAGCAATTAAGTGTACAAGCATTTGACAAGTTAATTGAAACTGCTCATGATAAAGATAGACCAGTTGTAGCAGGACTTTATTTTGCAGCTTGGGATGCAAATGAAAACCTATATCCTGTTCCTGTTCCATTGATCTTTAATGATACTACTAAAGGTTTTGCGCCTATAAATGATTACAAACGCAATGCAGTCTTTGAGATCGATGCTGCTGGTACTGGTTGCATACTAGTCCACCGTAGTGTACTTGAGAAAATGCGTGAGACAGCAGATCCAAACCAAGGCACAAACTGGTGTTGGTTTTGGGACGGACCTATAAATGGTGAGTGGGTAAGTGAAGACTTGCTATTTTGCCGTAAAATCAAGCATTTAGGTTTTTCTATTTATGCCAATACAGGTGCCATATTGCCACATCAGAAAAGGTACTGGTTACATGAAGGCCATCATACTGAACGGCAAAGTAATGAAAATATTTAAGAAAAAACAAACAGCAACAGCCTTGCCCGATTTAGAACGAGCAATGCAGCCTAAATTAGAGAAAAGGATAAAGCATGGCACTAACAAACGCCTATTGCACCCTGTCGGATGTCAAGAATGCTCTTGCGATCGAGGACATCAATGACGATCTAGCTATAGAAGCTGCAATTGTTGCTGCATGCAGAATGATTGATGACTACACTGGTAGATTTTTTTATAAAGACGGCACAACTGCCGCGCCTGTAATTCGTTATTACACACCAAATGATTGGTGGATCTGTAACCTAGATGACTTTGTTTCACTGACTCAAATTGCAACTGATGAAAACTTTGACCAAAGTTACACAACCATTTGGGCTGCAACAGATTATATGGTAGAACCAATTAACAACCCACGTAGAGGTTGGCCTTACACACGAATTTTAGCCGTTGATCGATACCTTTTCCCTCGTTTATATCCTCAAACTGTAAAAGTAACAGGAGTATGGGGATGGTCTGCGGTACCTGCAGAGATCAATTTAGCCGCACGTTTACAAGCATCTAGACTGTTTATCCGCAAGCAATCACCATTTGGAGTCGCCGGTTCTGTTGATATGGGAACCGTAAGATTGACATCTAGATTAGATCCTGATGTCGAAGCATTGATCCGTCCACTTAAGAAGTTAAACGGAGTTGCATACTAATGCTACCAAGTCAAGTCCGAGAAGGATTAAAAACAAATCTTCAAGAAATAGAAGGTCTTAGAGTTTATGATCTAGTACCTGATGTGATAGTTCCACCATGTGCAATAATTGGTCAGTTAGATCTTACTTTTGATCTTAACAATGCTCGCGGTTTAGATTCTGCAAACATAGATGTTATGGTAATTGTCCAAAGATTCTCAGAACGAACAGGTCAAGATAAACTTGACAAATACCTTTCTGGTTCAGGTGATTATTCAATTAAAGCAGCAATTGAATCAGATCGTACTTTAGGTGGAGCAGTCGATACACTTAGAGTTACTGCGGCTCAATCAGGAGTATATCAAACTGCTGACGTTGAATATTTATCATATCGATACCAAGTAACAATATATGGAGATGGAGCATAATGTCATATACAATTAAATCCGATAATTTTGTATTCGGAGATAAGAAAAAAGGTGAACAAATCACCGAAAAAGAATTACTCGATGCTGGTTGTAATCCTGAAGCACTAGTCAAGGGTGACCACTTATCAAGTAATACACCAACCAAACCAGCAATAGAAAAAGGAGCGGACGAATAATGGCCGTTTTAGTTCTTACAAACGCGTATATTACTATCAATGCAGTTAATCTTTCTGATCATATTGCAAGTGTCACTTTAACAACAAATGATGATGTTGTAGAAACAACAGCATTCGGTTCAACAGCACGTACACGTATTAGTGGACTTGGCGATAATTCAGTGGCAATTGAATTTCATCAAGATTATGCAACTAGTAGTGTTGAAGCAACAATTTACCCATTACTTGGAAATACAACATCAGTTGTAGTTAAGCCAAATGGTGCAACAACAGCAGCTACAAATCCATCTTACACATTTACAGCCTTAGTCTCAGAATGGACTCCTTTAAGTGGAGCTGTTGGAGAATTAGCAACTGCATCTGTAACCTGGCCAATTAGCGGCGAAGTAACAAAGGCGGTTGTGTAATGGCACGTATAGTTTTAACTAACGTTGCTGTTACTTTCGGAACAACAGATATTTCATCTTATGTTACTTCTGTGACATTAGGATCTACTTATGATGTTGTAGAAACTACAGCTTTTGGCAATACCGCACGCACACGTGTGGCTGGACTTGCTGATAACAGTGTTGCTCTTGAGTTTAATCAAGATTACGCTGCAGGAGCTTTAGAAGCAGTTATTTATCCAACTCTTGGTACAGCAGTTTCAATTACTGTTCGTCCAGTAGCTGGCACGACACCGGCATATAGTTTTAGTGCACTAGTTTCAGAATGGACGCCACTAAATGGTGCCGTTGGTGAACTTGCAACTGCATCAGTAACTTGGCCAATTAGTGGTACAATCACTAAATCCTAATCTAACAAGGGGGAAATCATGGACGGTCTTGGAATCAAAGTAAAAACAGTTGATGGCAATGAAGTTAGTTATAAATTAACTCCTCGTGTCATTGTTGCATTTGAGCAGCAATATGGCAAAGGAATGCCTAAACTCCTTGGTGAAGAACAAAAAATCGAACACGTTTATTGGTTAGCATGGAAGTGCATGCAATCTAATGGCGTGATTGTAAAACCATTTGGTCCAGAATTCTTAGACACAATTGCGTCTGCCGAATTGGATTCAGATGATTCTTTCGGATCCACCGAGACAGCTTAACGTATAACGTAGCAGCTATCTCGGTGGAAACTGGTATTTCACCCATAGATCTAATAGATGCACCTGAAGGAATACTTGAGGCTATTACTATTTATCTTAAAGAACGAGCAAAGGGTAAATAAGTGGAAGAAGACACACGGATTATTTTGACAGGCATTGAGCCAACTATCAAAGCCCTTAAAGAGTTTGATAAAAAGGCTGTTGCTAAGTTTAACAAAATAGTTAACACTGAGTTAAATAGTGCCGAAGGCGCTGCTCATCGTTTAGTCGATAGTATTCAAAGTAGAACAACAAACACTCCAATGCGCAATTGGAGACCAACAGCAGCAGTAAGTGGAAGAACATGGGGCGGTGCTGGTTGGCCTGCTTGGGATACAAATACAATTAAAGCAGGAATTACTGTGTCCAAAGCACAAAGGCGCGCTCGTAAAGATTACACAACTAGTGCTGGTGCTTTGTTAAATACATCTGATGCTGGTAAAGTATTTGAGCTTTCAGGACGTAACAAAAAAAGTGGATCATTTATTGAAAGACTTAATTGGTTTGGTAAAGCCTCTCGTCTTGTCTGGAAAGTTGTAGATAAAGAAAGACCACGTATTGAAAAAGTAGTGGCAAAAGCTTTAGAAGACGCAAAACGTGAATTACAAAATCATCTAGATTCAGCGGGAAAGGTAGACTAAAATGGCAGTTGGTGCAGTAGTCGCCCGCATTCTTACTCAATACTCTGACAAAGGTACAAAAGCTGCAGTCAAAGATATTAGTAAGATGGAAAAGAAGTTCGGTGATTTTGCTAATAGAACTGCAAAGAAGTTTGGCCTAGCTGCAATTGCAGCAGGAGCTTTTGCTGCAAAGATTGGCTATGATGCTGTTAAAGCAGCCATGGAAGATCAGAAGTCACAAGTACTTCTTGCTAATTCACTTAGAAATACTGTAGGAGCAACTGATTCACTAATTGCATCAACTGAAAAATATATTAGCGCAATGCAAGCAGAGTTTGGCTTTGCTGATGATGAACTTCGCCCTGCGCTTGCTGGACTAGCTGCTGTAACCGGTGACGTGGATAAAGCTCAGAATCTAGTTGGCATTTCAATGGATATTGCAAGAGCAAAAACCATTGACTTAGGTACTGCTTCTAAACTTGTTGCTAAAGCTTACGGTGGCAATATTGGCGCTCTTAAAAAGTTATTCCCACAGATTTCTGCTGCAACTGTCAAATCAAAAGACTTTGCAGCCGCTATGCGTGAGATCTCTGGCGAAACAAAAGGTGCTGCAGCTGCCGCAGCCAATACATTTGCTGGACAAATGGAAAGAATTAAACTTGCATTTGGTGAGGCATCAGAGTCGCTTGGCTATAAGTTAATCCCACAAATTAAGTCATTTGCTGATCTTATTATTAACAAAGCCATACCTGCAATACAAAAGTTTGTAGATGAAAATGGCGATAAGATTGCAGCAGGATTTAAGACTTCTATACAATATGGTATTGCATTTGCAAAGTTAATGTACGATATGTTTAGTTTTGTAGCTAGAAACATTAAAGTATTTGCAACATTAGGTGCAGTTATTATTGCTGCATTTATGGGAGCTAAAGTTGCTGGAGCAGTTACAGCTTTAATTACTGGAATTCAAGCAATTATTAAAGTCATGAAAGCACTTCGTACCGTTTCACTTGCTTCCGCTGCAGCAACTGCATTAGCAACAGGTGGTCTTTCAGCTGCAGCTGGAGCTGCTGCATTTGGCGTAGCACTTGTAGGTATGGGTCTTGCAGCAAATAAGTTTAATAAAGATTCAGATAAAGCAGCTGATTCATTAGGTAAGTTTGAGTTTAATGCCAAAGGCTTTACTTCAAAAGCTGATGATTACACAAAAGGCATTGACGGCATGACTACTGCAACTAAAAATCTAACAGATGCGCAAAAAGATGAGATAGCAGTTACAAAAGGACTTGCTGCACTTAAAAAGTTTGGTTTGTCAAGCAAAGACTTAAAGTCTCAAGACCCAGTTACTCTTGAAGCTATTCGTAGAAATCAAATGAAACAAGCAAAATTAGGTCTTTCAAGTCCAACAATCTCATTGTTAGCATCTGCTGGACATGGAAACATTGCAAAAAATACAACAATGAATGGTGGAAACATCACAGTGAATGTTGCTGGATCTGTTGTTTCACAAGGTGATCTTGTTAATGGTATTAAGAATGGTCTAGCAACTCTTATGCGTAGACGTGCTGGCAGTCAGTTTGCGGTGATCTAATGCCAGCTAATGCACCTACACTTACAGTTTCGTTTAGTAACGGCGGAGCTTATACTGCGGTTAGCGCTGATCTTTTGTTGTCTGTTGAGATACGTAGAGGTCGTCAATATCAAAATGATTTCCTGGAATCAGGAACCGCCGATGTAGTTCTTAACAACCAATCTGGTGCTTTTGATCCAAGTAATACAACAAGTCCATGGTATGGAATTTTAATTGCTGGAATGCAAGTAAGAATTCAAGGTAATGCAACAACGATCTATACGGGTTATTTAGAAAACAATGAAGTAAACCAAGGTATTTATCCTACAGTTTCATTAACATTTGTTGACGGTCTTGCACAAATTGCAAAGGCAATTGCACCTGCTTTAGCAACTAGTGATTATTCAGAAACTGCAGCATTAAGAGCAACTAGAGCGCTTGATCTTGCTTCATGGACTGCTGCACGCAGTCTTACAGGAACCACTGTTATGCAAAAGACAAAACAAAATATGAGTTGTCTTGAAATGCTAGAACAATGTGCAAACTGTATTGGCGGACGTTTCTATGTAAGTCGCACAGGAACCGCAACTCTAGTCCCACTATCTGACAAGTTTACGCGGCCAACTCAATTATTATTTAGCGATCAGGGCGATGCCAATAGTGTTGGTTATGACGGTATTATTACTAATCCAGGAACTGATTATGTTTACAATGAAGCAATAGTATTTAGAGGTCCAAAGAAAGCTCAAAAAACAGCAAAGTTTACATCTAGCGTTTCTACATATGGACTTAAATCTAAAAAACTAGATGCACCTATCTTAAACGAAACTAGTGCTGCCAATCTTGCTTTGTATGCTGCTAGAAAAGATGCTGATGCAGTTGTATTAGCAGAACAAATAGATTTTACAGCAATAGGTATTGGTGCACTTGCCACAGATATGCTTGAAACTGAATTAAATGATCTTGTCCAAGTTAAGCGTCTTACATATGATGGTAGAAATATCACCATCAATTGTGTTGTAGAAGGATTAGCTCACTCAATAACAGCAGATAATTGGAGAGTTAGTTACTTCACGTCTGTAGTTGATCCGTATACGATTACGATTTAGGGGAAATAATGCCACTTTGTCCGCAAATCACAATCACTCCGATTACAGTTACTTCAACTGGAATGACTCAGACTTCAATCATTCCTATTGTTGCAGCCACTACAGAAGAGACTGACGAACTTCAAGTTGAGATCAATTCTATTGAAGCATCTGTCAATGGTAAGAATCACATATATCGCCAAACAACTGCTCCTGACGGATCAGTTTATCCTTTAACTGAAGGTGATGTTTGGTTTGATACAGATGATGGAAATAAACAATACTATTGGACTGGTACTGCTTGGGTTTCTGTTCAAGATACCGGAATTGCAGCAGCAGAAGCTGGCGCAGCAGCAGCCGTAACTGCAGCAGCAGCAGCAACAGCGGCGGCATCAGCAGCGCAAACTACAGCAGATGGTAAAAATAAGATTTATAGGCAAGGCACAACTCCAACAGGAACTTTTTCAGTTGGAGATCTTTGGTTTGATACATCAAATGACAACCGCATTTCTCGTTGGGATGGTTCTAGTTGGGTTCAATATGGTCTTGGTAACCTTGCTATTGCAAACCTTGACGCGGGAAAGATTACAACTGGCTTTCTAGCTGCTGGTCGTATACAAGCAGCATCTTTGGATGCTTCAGTACTTGTTGCAGGTTCAATTACCGCAGTTGAAATTGCTGCAGGCACGATCACCGGCGCCAAAATAGCAGCTGGCACAATCGTTGCTAGCAACATTGCTACTGCGACTATTACTGCAACACAGATCGCTGCTGGCACCATCACTGGCGATAGGATAGATGTTGGGACCATTGAGGCGATCAATATCGCCGTTGAGACCATCACGGCACTTGAAATCGAGGCTGGCTCAATTACGGTGGACCGTTTACAAGTTGGCACTTTGACCGCTTTCACACTTAGAACTTCATCAGGCGCTCGCCGAGTTACAGTATCGGCCTCTACAAACTCGATCTCATTCACAGAGTCCAGCTCAACCGTTGGCCACATTGGCCCAGCTTCTACCAGCGGCATCATTATGCATTACGGCTCAACATTTAACCCTGCTGCGACTACTTATCCGCATGCTTATGTTTCATCAGGTAGCGCTCAGATTGCCTACAGTTCAGGCATTTACGTTATCGCGAACTCCACGGGCGTGCAAGTGAATGGCAACTTTTACACTTTTGACGCTTTTTACAATCAAGACTCATCAACCAGCGCGAACGCCGCAAACACCCGCATGGACACAGACGGACGTACTCGTCGTAGCACAGCTTCAAGCCAACGATATAAGGAAAACATTGTAGGTCTACGTACTATTGATTACCTTGATCCGAATAAATTGCTTACATTGCCAGTTCGTGCATTTAGTTACAAAACAGACTATTTGGATTCTGCAGATGATCGTGCAGGACTTATGATGCCAGGTTTTATTGCAGAAGAAGTTGCTGATATTTATCCAATAGCTGCGGATAAAGATAAAGGAATAGTAGAATCTTGGAATGACCGTATGATTGTTCCAGGTATGTTGGCTTTAATTCAAGATCTAAATACACGTATAAAAATACTTGAGGATAAGTCATGAAGTACTATTTAGTCGGATTTAATGACGACGGCGTGTTGGTTACAGAGCAAGTCTCTGCCACAGATTCTGACAAAGCAAAAATAGAGGCACAATCTTTACACCCAGATTTACAGATAATTGCTGTAAAGTTACTAAAACAAGGGGGAAACTAATGGACGACAAAACAGAACTGGACATCAATGTTGTTATTGCTGTACTAAGAGAGCAGATTGGTCTGTTAGCTCTAGACAAAGCAATGTTGACAGCTAGAGTGGGGGATCTCGAATTAAAACTCAAGGAGAAGAATGACTGTGAATGACTGGGCTGCTTTAATACTTGCGGTCATATCGATACTAGGTTCGTTTGTAATTGCCATACGTTGGCTAGTTAAACATTTCCTAAATGAATTAAAACCAAACGGTGGATCTAGTCTAAAAGACTCTGTTGCAAGATTAGAAACTCAAATGGAATTAGTAATAACAATGTTAACTCTAGGGGGCAAGGATGAAAAACCTAAAAGAAATAGCAACTGAATATATTGGTTATACAGAAGGCAAGAATAACGACACAATTTTTGGCAAGTGGTTTGGATTAAATAATCAACCTTGGTGTGCAATGTCCGCATCTAAGATTTATCACGAAGCCGGTTTAATAAGTCAAGTGGCTCCAAAAGCTAAACCAAAAGGCTATGCCTCTTGTGATGAATGGCTGAAGTATCTAACAAAAAACAATCAGTTAATACCAATCGGACAAGCAAAGCAAGGTGATCTTGTTTTCTTTCAGTTTGATACAGATGCAGAACCAGATCATGTCGGTATTGTCCAATGGCACAATACAACCTTAAAATACTTAAATGTCTGGGAAGGTAATACGTCGGACAGTAGAAATGGAAGTCAATCTAATGGTGACGGGTTCTATCTAAAACGCAGAAAGTACGATACAATTATGGCAATTGCACGTCCAAAGAAATAAAGGAGTGTCATGAAACTTAAAGCAAAGCACAAATCAGCAATCAAATCTTACTTAAGAGCGGTTCTTGCCTCTGGCATTACAGTGATTCTTGCAATTGCAGCAGATATGCGTCCTGAGTATGCAGTCCTACTTGGATCTATTATTGCTCCAATTGTTAAGTCAATTGATCCAAAAGAAAAAGAATTCGGTATAGGAAGTAACTAATGATGAGCTCGGGGGACTTATCAAAAGCAATCAATGATCTTTTGAATGAACAGACTAAACCACTCTGTACGGTTGGCAAGATTAAACTAGAGTTACTTCCATCTGATGCTGATGCTTTAGAAAACTTAATTCAATCTAAAGTTACTATTATACAAATTGTTAACCTTCTTAGAACACACGGTTTTCAATTAGGAAATACTGTACTCACAGTCCATCGCAAAAAACAATGCCCGTGTTTTAGGACCCCATGACTTTATCTGACGACGCTAAGAAACTGCAACTAGAAGTAGACGAATCAGTTTCAGAACTTCGTCAGACACTTGTACGGACACAAAAAGAATTATCTAAAGCAAAGCAACGTACCGAAGAATTAGTAGAAGCCACAATCCAAGCATGTAAAGATGCAACTTTGGCTTTAGGACCAATGAAGCCTATTGAAGGTCCAAAACCTGACAAACGCCGAAAGCGAGCAGAAGTTGCTTTATGGCATCTTACCGATTGGCAAGGCGCAAAAGTAACTCCTAGTTATAACTCAGAAATCATGAGAACTAGAGTCATGGACTTTACAACCAAGGCAACTAAAATTACTGAAATACAAAGACAAGACCATCCAGTCAATGATGTTGTAGTTTGCTTTGGTGGAGACATGGTTGAAGGTCTTTTTAACTATCCAGCTCAGTTATGGGAAATTGATCTTAGTCTTTATGATCAGTACATAACGGTTAGCCGTTTGATTGTAGATGTAGTAAGACAAGCATTAGCGATTTACGAACGCGTAACTGTTATTGCAGAATGGGGAAACCATGGCAGAATCGGAAACAAAAGGGCGGATGTACCGAAGTCTGATAATTTTGATCGTATGTGTTATGAGCTTGCGCGTCAGTTATTATGTTCTGAAGAAGCGACTGCTAAAAGACTAACATGGGATCCACGTCATGGTGTTGAAGATATTCAACGCATTGAGATTGGCAATTATCGAGCTTTGCTTATGCATGGCGATGAAGTTGGTAGATCTGGTTTCGCTTCTCCGGCCGGATGGCAAGCAGCTGGAAACCGTTGGAAAGCCGGAGCGTACGACTGGGAATTTCAAGATATATACCTCGGTCATTACCATCGTCATGCACAAGAACCACTTTCAGATGGCCTTGGATCTGTATATTGGACCGGTTCGACAGAGTCCGATAACCGCTACGCACGAGACTCTATGGCCGCCTCAGGTGTTCCTTCTCAAAGATTGCACTTCATTGATCCCGAACGAGGTCGTGTCACTGCTTGTTATCAAGTTTGGTTAGACTAATGAACCGCAAAGAGATCTTAGAAGAAGCAACTCGTTTAATTTATAATGATAGGCAAACAGATTATGGAACTCCACAAGAAAACCATGATCGTATTGCAAAGCTTTGGAGTGTAGTTTTAGGCATTACCGTAGAACCTTGGCAAGTTGCATTATGCATGAATCAAGTAAAAGTTGCTCGATTAGTCCAATCACCTGAGAAATTAGATGGTTGGTTAGATGGTGCAGCTTATATGGCTATTGGCGGAGAACTGGCTACGGAGGAAAAATGACAACACTCATTGCATTTCAGCATGATGATTATTGCATCATCGCCGCAGATACACAAACTACTGGTTATGACATGAGAGCTGATTGTTCTCCTATGGGCAAAATTGCAGAGAATGGCAAATATTTAGTTTCAGCTGCAGGTTTAGTACGAGGTATGAATCTGATCCAACATGCTTTTAATCCACCAGCACCTCCAAGATCAAAGAATCTGGATAAGTTTATGGTGACTCAGTTTGTGCCAAATCTGCGTAAAACCTTTGGAATATCAGGTTATGATATTAAATCTGAAGGCTTTCCATCATCATTTGAGAATGATTTCATAGTTGCCGTCCAAGGAACTTTGTACTTTATAGATGAAGTATATGGATTAGAAAAAACAAAAGATAAAGTTTATTGCACGGGAACAGGTGCAGCAATTGCTCTAGGAGCTGCTCATGCATTAGGAATTGATGAAGCAGATGAATATGAAGATGCAATTGAGATCTTAGAACAAGCAGTCAAAATAGCAATTCGATTCGATATCAATAGTGGTGGACAAGTACAAGTAGCATTACAAACAAAAGCTGGAAAGAATCACATTGCATTCTTAGATTAAAATAGCAAAAAAAAGCCCCTGCCTTTCGGCAGGGGACTAATTTTTTTATTAACTAAGCATTTGCTTTTTCTACCATAACAAAACCATCCTCTGAAACTAAGTACACAGGACCGTCTTGAAGTTCTACTGAAGTTTCAGAGCGATTGATCTGAACTGTATCGCCAATTGAAAGAGAAGTATGTGTGCGATTTTCTGGCAGTACTTTTTCAATTGAATTCCATAACTCAATATATGGTAAAGAAAAACCAAAATCTGCAAGTTCAGATTTTAGATTAGTTGCATCGTAAATTACATTTAATAAAGTAGGATTTTTAATTTCGTTTAACTTTCCAGTTAATTCTACGGTTGCAGAAGTAACAAAGCGATTTGCTTCTGGACGATCTCCAAAAGCTTTCCATGTGATTACGATCTGTGACATTTTTTCCTCCTGGCGGTTGGTATGAGCTTGTGCTCATGGATACATTCTAAGGCCGTGGACATCTACTTGTACACTTCATTTAGAACTATTTTTAAGATCTTATTGTTACTGGCCAGTATATTACCTGCAAGTAACATAAAAAAGGACCCCCTCCATTCGGAAGGGGCCCTTTTTTTGTTTATACCTAGCGAACCATCTCCAAGACTCGATCTGATAGAGATGTTCCTTGATTCATCATGAATCGCTCGCCAGCCGCAAAATCATTAGCTGAACGAGTCGTGCGGGTCCATTGTTCAAACTCTGTGAAAGCATTGACAATTCCCCATGCTGTTCCTTTGATGTTCTCTTGAGTCTGGCCGTTCCAGATACCTAGAAGCATTTGGTGACGCTCACGAACATTGTTTTGCTGACGCTCAGTCATGTTGTTTTCATCTAGAGGAAGAACATCTTTGACGATTGACCAGAAGTCAGAATTAGCAACTTTCTTATCAAATAGAGAAGATGAAAGAAGGTTGAATTCTTCATTTGACTTAAGAACAACACCTAGAGTTTGACGAACATCTTCGATCTTGACATTCATACGAGCTGAATGGCGGAAAGAAATAGAAGAAGCATTAGTCCAACGTGTCATTCCATTTGTACAGACTAAACGAAGATACTTGATTTCGAAGCGAAGTGAATCTGTTCCATCGTGAGTATTTGATGCAACTAGAAATGCTTCGACTGGATCAACATTCTTGAGAGTAAGATCAAGAGTGTTAGGAAGCTTTGCAGCCATGAAGATTTTCTTGCCACCGCGTAGTTCACCAGCTGACTGGTAAATTGCACCGGCTTCATACATAACAGAATCCACAATGTTGACAATGTCGTTGTTCTGGACAATTGTATATGTAGGAGAAGTGATACCAAGAACAGAAGCTGATCCGTCCTTATTGACACGAGTTGTAGCAACTTTGTCTTCAAGTTTGACGATTGTTACACCGTCATTGTTAATTGCTGTAGTTGAAAGTGAAGTGTGTTGAACTTCCCAGTCAAGATTTGCATTCTCAAGAACTTGAGCTGCAGAGATTTGCTCGTCACTTGAATTTACCCATGTTGCTGTGCTGATCCATGGAGCCTTGCGACGTGCTGCGTTTTGGATTTGTACTGACATTTGTTCCTCCTGGCGATTTATTCTGATGGACTCATCAGCAGTGTCATTTAACACTGGACACTCCTTACGGAGTGTTTCGTCCTAATTAAACTTTACTAATAACTCTGGAGCAAACTTATTTGCGCAAGTTTGTCCAATTGCAAAACAACCTTGTGAATTTTTTTCATCGCTATTTGGAGCAATTACTTCCCATGAAGTATTAACTTCAAAGAAAAGTGGATTTTTACCAAGCGCACGACCACATTCAGTGCATAGATCTCCAATTGAATCCAAAGCTTTGCGATTGCTTGGAGCTGAAGAACCTACATTGTACTTGTATGTTGTTGTTGACATTTTTTCCTCCTGGCGGTTATGGCAACCGGTTGGTTGCTCATAGGTACATTCAATACTGTCCACCGGCATTTGTACACTCTATTGAATAAGATCTTATGGGAACCTTTTGACACCTTTTGGAGTCCGTTTAGTCCAGATCGAGCGGCCAGGTTTGTCCCAGGACGACGGACATATCGATCCGAGTATATTTATACTCACCACAAATGGACCCGCGTCCTGGTGGATCCTGGCGGTTCTGGTTAACTTATGTGCCACCGGCCAGAACAGATGTTCTAGTAAATAAGATTTTTTAGAAACATTTCCACAAATGGTGGATATATGTCCACAAACAGTGTATATTGATCCTATGAGCAACCGCTCATACTAACCGCCAGGAGGACAAAATGTCACACGAAATGATAAAGGTACTTGATGATTCAAAAGTTGGATTTCATTATGTATCACCAAAAGGAAATGTCCGTGTAGTAAAAAATGTTAACGATTCATGGGTTATTTCTTTGAATAATAAAGAAATTGAAATGTACGGAGTTGGTTACACAGCACTTTGCGTCGCTTCACAGATTGCAGAGGCAAACTAATGAATACATTGTCACAGAACCAAATCTATTGGAACTCTTCATGTGGACTTCCTAGAACTTTCTTTGTACAAAAAATTGTACTTGGATATGCAGAAGGAAGTTACTCATTAGAAGAGTACACAGATTATTACAATCGCATGACTTCAGTTGAGAAGCAAACAGCTGATGATCTATGTTCTGCAATCTTCCAAGCAATATTAGAGGAGGCAAAATAATGGCACTAGTAACTATGGATGAAAAAGGAAACATAGTGGACACTTCAAAGCACAGATGGATGTTTGTTTGTGACCGTTGTGGTAACACAGTTCCTCATAGCAATTCAATGGAAATCTATAGATTAGCGTATAGAGAAGACGGCGGAGAAAACGATCACCGTTCATTTTGTTCTTCAATATGCGTATCTGAAATTATTAGACAAGAATCTAGAATAACTCCAATGGAAGTGAAATAATGACTACTCAAATCTATATGTGCATATATTGCGATAATGAAGTTGCTGAAAATACTTATTGTGTACCTTGCCATGAGTACAAAAGCGTGGTCACAAAAGAAGAATGGATTCAGTTTAACTTAGAAAACCCTAGAGTAAAGGTAGGTTCATGACAACTAAAAGATCTGGAAAACTTAAGTGTGCCGCATGTGGATCTGATGTTATGGCTTCCAGTAGAGCGTATAGTGGAATGCCGCGATGGGTTTGTGTTGTTCCAATATGCATAAACTCTGAAATTGCTTGGGATTTGGATGAATCCAATGACTTGTAATCTATGTTACGGCAAAGGATATATCTATCATTCCCATCAAGAGGAATATGATGTTGAAGTTTGTCCATGCCAGCAAACAAAGGAGACTAAAGATGAAACTAACTAAACGTGGCAAACGAGTTAGAGCAGTATTGATCTTAATTGCTTTATGGTCTATTTGGCAAGTCTCTGGACATCTTTGGTGGGTTGAAGATCATTACTGTTGGGGAGAAATGGTTGAATGTTACTTTCCAAAATAATGGACGACCAACCGGAGAACCGCCAGGTAAACCGGTTGATCGCTTGCGGATTATACATTGTATTTGCAATGTGTGTTATGTCCGATTATGAAACGAAACAAATCAATGATACAATGGTCACTACGGACAGATTAGGATATGCAAATGACAACTGAAAATAGAAAGTCCCTTACTACGGGGCAAGCTGCAAAGCTCATTGGACGCAACTCACGGACTGTTCGTCGTTGGGTTGATCTTGGAAAAGTCGAAGGTTATAAGACACCTTCCAACTTACGTTACGTTTATCAAGATGCATTAGATGCATTGATGAATGGAACCAAAAGCTAACTAACACAACGACTAGGAGGCAACTATGTTTGTGTTTAATTACGCTGTATCTATCCGCCGTCAGAGGAACGATGTCTGAAGGTCATGGCAATCGCTGTAGCCTTTTTATTAGTAACACCAAATGCGAATGCGGTGGACTATAAATCAGCAGCAGCAAGAGTTCCAAAAGATCAAATTGCTTACGCACAATGCGTTAGCCATCATGAATCTAGAGGGAACTACAAAGCAGTAGGAGATGAGTCTTCAGCCAGAGGACGATGGCAATTCTTAGATAAGCAATGGAGACATGGTTTATCTTTTATGGTTGCAAACAGATTAGTAGATTATGGAATGCCTAAGTCTAAGACTAAGAAGCTGGTGAAACACCTTCAATCAAAGTCCATAGATACATGGGAACCGATCTACCAAGATATAGGATTTGTAGCAGTATTGAACGCAAAGTACCATTGGTCCGGTTGGACACATTGGGCGGTCAATTCTAAATGCAATGAACTAGTACCTAAACAACTAACACGAAAGGCATAAAATGTCAGAAACCGCCAGGGAATGGTTTGAACCACGACAATTATCTTTATTGGCTGATCCGATTGATGAACAGTTTAACAAGTTCCATCATGAGAATCCACATATTTATCGTCAACTAGTTGATCTAGCATATCAATGGAAAAATGCTGGACACGACATTTGTTCAATTGATTTACTAATTAACAAACTAAGGTGGGAAATTGGTATCCGATCAACGGGGGATCAATTTGCTATCTCTAATAATTATGCAAGTCGTTACTCAAGACTAATTGAGGCAAACGAAAAAGGACTTGCCAATTTCTTTACCAAGAGAACTTTGAAGAGCTCATGGGACTAGAGAGAATTGAAACAAAGCGTGGGCATAAATATGTTCTTGATGGTCAACCTGTCAAAGGTGTAACAACTTTAATCGGTTCTGGTATGCCTAAACCTGCACTTCCATATTGGAGTGCAAAACTAGTTGCAGAATATGTCTTTGACAATTTTGCAAATCTTCCTAATCTAATAAACCGTGATAGAGAAGAAGCTGTCAAGTTTCTTAAGATGATTCCTTGGAACCAACGTGACAAAGCAGGAGCACGTGGAACTGAGATCCATGCAATTGCTGAAACCATCATTCACGGTGGAGAAGCAGAAGTTGCAGGCGAATTTGCTGAATATGTCAATGGCTATGTAGAATGGTTAGATCAATGGGAAGTAGTTCCTGTACTAACTGAAAAAGTTGTAGCAAATCGTGTACACGGATATGCCGGTACTTTTGATGCAATATTGACATTCCGCAACGGTCCATTAACTGGCAAGACTTATCTTTGTGATTGGAAGACAAGTTCTGGAGTTTATGGAGAGATGGCAATGCAAATTGCGGCATATGCAAATGCTGATTTTTATCTTGATGACGAAGGTAATGAACATCAAATGCCTGAGGTTGATGGATTAGGAATAGTCCATGTATCTCCAAACGGTACAACATTCCATGAAGTGACGGATGTAGATCTTGCATGGGATTCATTTCTAACTGTTATTGATTTGGCAAACAGATTAGAACACATTGAAGGTTTATTGACACAACTAGGGGGATTAAATGGACAAGCGTCTTGAGAATTATGTAGATGTACCACAAAGAATTAAACTGTTCTACGAAAAGTATCCAGAAGGTTCATTGCAGATGGATCCTGATCTTCAATTTCAGACAGTTGGAGATCAAATCATTGTGATTGGTAGAGCTTATGCTTATCGCAATGCACAAGATGAAAAACCTGGCGTTGGTACAGCGCAAGAATATTTGCCTGGTAAAACTAACTTTACTCGAGGTAGTGAAATACAAAACCTTGAAACAAGTTGCTGGGGCAGAGCAATCGGAGCTTTAGGCATAGGCATTGATAAAGCAATTGCAAGTAAAGAAGAAGTTGAACTTGCAATGGAACGCAACAAACCAGACAAGGTCATGATGAAACGTACAAATCCTGGTTTAAAGCAAATAGTAGAGTTGTTAGGAACACAAGGCATCACGGAGAAGGATGCAATCCTAGCGGCAGTACGCGGTTTAGTAGACCGTGAAATTAGTTCGAGTAATGATCTTACTGATGATGAGGTCGCGCTTATTATCAAAAACCTGGCGGTTGTAGGATCATGACTCGAATGTCTTGGGACAAATATGGATTGGAGATTGCGAGAGCAGCCTCCTATCGCAGTGAAGATCCATATCTCAAAGTTGGTGCATGCGTTCTACGCGGGGATAGAAGCATAATAAGCATCGGCTACAATGGGGCTGCGCCTGGCGTTGATATTCCTTGGAGAGATAGAGACGCTAGGCGTGGTTTTGTAATACATGCAGAAGTAAATGCATTACGCTATTGCACGCCAGATCAGACTAAGGGCGGATATTTGTACGTGACGCATCATCCTTGTTCTGAATGCATAAAAGTAATTGCTAGTTATGGAATTTCTAATGTCATGTATTCTGATTTGATAGATGTAGCAGTTTACGATCTATCTTCAATTGCCGAATTGGCAAAAGCTTTTAATATTTCATTGAAACAGGAGGTACGGCAATGAGTTCTTTACAAATGATTTTGGATAATCAAAGAAAGTTACAGTTAAAATCGTATGGAGTAGATGTATCTACTTTAGATGGAGAAGAAAGAGCAGCTTACATTCGAAACATGTCTTTGGCATTGACAGATGAGTTGCATGAAGCATTAAATGAAACGGGTTGGAAACCATGGGCAACTAGTAGGCATCTAAATAGAGCAGCTTTTGCCGGAGAGATGATAGATGTACTTCATTTCTGGGTTAACCTAATGCTAGTTGCAGGAGTTACAGAACAAGACATACTTGATCTTTACTTTGCAAAAGCAGATAAAAATGCCAAGCGTCAATTAAATGGCTATGACGGCATTGACGGCAAGTGCAAGACTTGTGGACGAGCATTTGACGATGGCGCTGTTCTTTGCACTCCCATTGCTTGTGAACACATAGAATGAAATACGTTTTAGATGATGTAGTCACATCTTTCACTGATCGCATTGCAAGTCATAGATCTGCTTGGACACGTATGCAGAAATGTATGGTGGACAATACTTTCGATACAAAGTCTGAAATTGCTTTTGGCAATGCTGCTGCAGTAAAAGATGGCACTTGGTTGGTGTCTACTCCAATGGAATTCAAAGGTGAAGTATTTAATTTATTTGGCGGATATACAAAAGAGACTCGAGACAGAATTGCACGAGTTTTGGATATGGATCTTGCAAATATCAAAGCTTTGGATATGCCTGTTGGTGACATTGAAAGAATTCTTCGTCCGCGTGCAGCAAAGACTGATTTTGATTTTACTGAAGCAGAATGGTCAAAAATCCGTGATCTAATGAAATGTGAAGTTATAAAGCACGAAGATCTTGTCTTAGATATTCAAAGAGTAGTTATTGGCGACTCACATTCAATTTCAAGATACCGAGCAAATACCGTTGTTTATCGTCATGATGGTTTGACTCTTCATGGTTTGACTGAAAGAGGAGTAGAACCTTATCTTCCTGATTACTTTGTACCACACTTAGTTATTTATGCGGGAAACGTAGACATTAGACACCATTTGTGCAGACAGTTAGATCCTGAAGGATCCGCCAGGAGATTAGTGAGCAATCTGAGAATGCATCTTGAATATATGCAGCAAAAGGGAAAAATAGGAACATTTGAGGTAACTGCTCCATATCCGATTGAGTTTGAAGAAAGAAAAATTCCAAAAACAGGATTTTATAAAGGTACAGCGTTCTATGGATCTCATCCTTTGCGTGACAAAGTTCGTCAAATTATGACTAACGAGATGAAGTATCAGTTTGATAATGTTCACGAGTGGCCAACTAATTGGTACATGATAGATCCAGAAGATTATGCAAAAACATACATGGAAAAGCCTGGATCAGTCCACTTGTCGCCTGAGTTTTATGAATGGGATTTGGTTAACAATGCCGAAAATAACTGAAACCATCTATTGGGAAGACTTTAAGAAGTACTACGATAAAGCTGCAGTTTTGCAAAACATAAACATTGCAAGTGCAGGCGGTCGTGATACTTCTGAAGACTTACATGTTGATGATCCATTGCAGCATCACATTACTATCTATGACACAGTAGATCGTGAATTTGCTGGATTTAGCAATGCTATTCAACAGATTTGGTATGGATCAAACAATCCAAAGAAGTGGCAAGTTGACAGTCGTTTTGATGGTTACAACTTGCACACAATGGATTGGTTTTATTTATTCATGATTCACAGAGTCACTGGATCAGGTGCTTCGTTTAGTTACGACCATGGATTTAGAAATAGCATACTTTCAGATATGGCTCTGAAGACAGATAACATGATTCATATGAGAAACTATGTGTTAAGTGAGATGAAAACTGGTAGGCCAATCTTTACAAGCATTGGTAATCAGATTCCACAATTCCCTAAGCCAAATGCAGAATATCCACGTGGATCTCAGCTTTACATTTCAGAGTATATGCCGCACTTAGTTAAAGATTTCTATACTCATTTGTCTTACAATCCATTGACAATGTCAATTAGAGATGGAGTTGATTGGATCAATGAATGGCACAAATCTCAAGGTCTAAAGTGTTTCCATTTTGTAATGACAGCATTTGTAATGGATGTTGCTCAATATTTTCCTACATTGATAGATCCATGGAGTCAAGTAAACTATGGCAGCAATGCAATTAAAGCTTTGAACTTATTGTTTAAGAATGAAGGTTACAAGCAAAAAGACTTTTTAGATGCTGCAATGGAAGTCATTTGCAATCAGTTTAGATCTCCTTATGATCCGCGTGACCACGAAAGAAACTTAGGCAAAGGATTAAGTTTAGAAGATGTTGCATGTGACTATGTCCGATACGTTGAATGTTATGTACCAAAAGGTTATGAACACTTAGAACCTTGGCAAGTAACAAACAAATCACTAATACCTCATCATGCAAAACATTGGACATACCACAAACACTTGGAGGCTAAAAATGTTTAAGATAACTACAGACACTTCAAGTAAGTACTCACATCGGCATAGAGAACAATGGTTAGATCTTGCAGGTGATTGGACAGATGAAACACAAGCACCAAACATAGGCTCCTTTCATGGTGCAACAATCTGGGATGATTCTGTGACTGGAGTCGGTACAAAAGGTCGTTGGGGAGATCTATTAGTTAAAACTATGGAATCAGATCATCTAGTTTACGTACAACCAAGAGTCGGTTGGGCAGGAGTTTCATTAGCTGCTCTTGCAAAGAAATATAACAAAAAGTTAACATTGTTTATGCCTTCCTCAAAAGTAGTCAGTGACCATCAATTAGTTTGTATCGAAAGAGGAGCAAATCCAATCTTTCGAAGAATCGCAGCAATGCCAGTTCTCAACAAATATGCCAAAGATTGGGCAGAACAAAATAATGCTCAATTTGTGCCATTTGGTTTAGATCATCCCATAGTTGTTGCAGCTGGAGTTAAATCTACAATCCAACAATGGGGAGATCGAGATGAACCAAAAGATGTTGTATCAGTTATTAGTACAGGAGTTCTCACAAGAACTCTGCAAATTGCTTGGCCCAATGCAAGATTCCACGGAATTGCAGTTGCAAGAAACCTTCATGCAGGCGAGATCGGAAGAGCGGACGTTACAACTTACCATAAAGCTTTCAGAGAAAAAGCTGAGTATGCAGACAAAATCAACGAGGAAATTAACTCTGCACCAACATATGATTGCAAAGGTTTAGAAAGATTTATGTTGGACAAAACTCAAGCACCAAAAACACCCTCGACTTTACTATGGAATGTAGCAGGTGACGTAAAACCAGTTATAATGGTCCATTCACAAGTTGAAAGTTTCAGAGAATGGGGTGAGTTTAGATGATTACCATCATCGAAGGTTCTGATGGAACAGGCAAAACAACTTATGCACAAAAACTAACTGAAAGATACAATGCAAAGTATTTGCATGCTGAACAACCTAGATCAAGAATATGGTCAGATGAATACATTAGACCTTTAACTTCTGACAATATGGTTCTTGATCGATGGCATTTAGGTGAAATTGTTTGGCCTAAAATCTACGGAAGAGTTTCATTATTTGATGAAACAACATTTGATTATTGCAATTGGGAACTTGCCAAACTAGGAGCTAGGTTAATCTTATTAACAAGATCTGAAGATGCAATAGCAGAAGAATTGCTAAGACGAGGTGAAGAATTGCAAATAGATTTTGTCTTACATTCAAGATCTTTATTTATAGAAGCTTTTAGACAAGTAAAATACTTAGATAAAACAATAATCCATAGTGAGGTGGTTAGGTAATGCATATTATTACAGAAAATCCAAGCGAAGCTTTAGAATTAGCAACTCAATATGTGATTGAGCATGGTGAAGCAATATCTCCTCGTGGCATGGTCACGAGAGAACTTCTCAATGTCACTTTACAAGTAGAAAAGCCATGGAACATACCAGTGTCTATGGAAAATAGAAAACTTAACCACAATATTGGAATTAAAGAAGCTTTACAACTTGTTGGACAAGTTACTGATCCAGAAGCAATGACAGATACAAGTCAAGTCTTTGGAAAGTATATGGATAATGGAATTCTTCATGGAGCTTATGGTCCAAGAATTCACGGTAATCTCAACAAAGTTGTAGATCAATTAAAGAAAGATTACTCTACCAGACAAGCAGTATTGACCATATTTGACTCAAATAAAGATCTAAACGTTGACGTGAAAGATGTTCCATGTACTCTAAACTTGCAATACTTCATTCGAGACAATAAGTTAATTGCTAGAACAAACATGAGAAGTAATGACGTATTCTTAGGTCTTCCATATGATCTAACACAATTTATTGCCCTTCAAGGCGCAATTGCAAAGGCTTTAGATATAGAAATGGGCCAATACGTACATGTCGTCGGTAGTTTACATATTTATGATGAACATATTCCAAGTGCACAATGGATTAAAGCATATTTTAATGGATCATTCAAAGATTATGAACCAATGTGGACTGGAAATAGCATTGGTGAGATAAGTCATACAGCAAGATCTATTCTAAAAGGTAATATTCCAAATACTTTGACTAGGTTTGAAAGATTTTTGTCAGGTAAAGTAAATGATTAAAGAACCTATTGAAAGATGCGAATCTTGCGGTGTATGGACTTACTTATACCCAATAGATAAGCTTATGGGACATCCACATTTTTGCTCAGACTGTAAAAACAAACAGAAAGGAAAGCGCCGTGTTACCAAATCAAAGTGAAGTAGTTAAAAGACTTAGCGAGCTTTCTCGTATGCTTGATGCTGCAACTGATGAAATTGCTGCGTTAGATGATAAGGCAGTTCGTGCAAAAGGATCTTATGAAGTTGCATATGCCAAATCTTTCCTAGAATCTAATGGTTCGATGGATGTGCGACGCCAAGAAGCAATTCTTGTTTCTGCTGATCTTAGATTGACGATGGAAATTGCAGAAGCACAAGTTAGGGCCATAAAAGAGCGTATAAACACACTTCGATCTCAAATATCTATAGGACAATCATTATCTGCCGCGATTAGACAACAATTTAGTGCTGAAGGCGTCGGGCAATACACATGAGAGCTAGAAGTAAGAAAATGACTAAGAAATATGTTGAGAGAAGAAAATTAGTAGTTTATATGCTAGATCTTCATCCAGTATGCCAAAGATGTAATGAAAAGGCCTCTGAAGAAGTGCACGAAGTTCTTAGTAGAGCTCGTGGTGGAGATATTTTAGACATTAACAATTGCAGAGCATTGTGTCACATGTGTCATTACTGGATTACAACAAATCCTGCAGAAGCGGTCAAGACTGGTTGGTTGAAGAATTCTTGGGATAAATGATGCCGACTTATGACTACAAATGTGAAAAATGTGGAATTACAGTCGAAGTCAGTCACTCAGTATCGGATCACGGTCCTAGATGTGATTGTGGAGAGATTATGCAAAAGGTTTTTACCGCTATACCCGCTATTTTCAAAGGTGAAGGATGGGGAGGAAATAAATGACTAACCTATCTAGAAAACGACGAGGTAGAGAGACTGAATTGATCTTTGCTGAATATCTTAAGCGTCAAGGTTGGATTTATGCAGAAGCTAGTAGTTCATCGGCAGCAGGAACGGATATAAAAGGAGTTATCGGAGTTGATTGGGAACTTAAAGCCAGAGCAGACTTTGATCCTAAATCAGCAATGAAACAACAAGCAAAAAGAATAAAAGAAGGCGTAATCCCCATCGCTGTGTTAAGACAGAATGGACAAGGTGAAGCCGACATTGAGAATTGGCCAGCATGTGTTCCAGTAAGCATAATGATCCAATTACTCAAAGAAGCAGGTTATTTGTGACGATAAGAGATTTAGAGTTCAAGGTAGAATCAGCCGCTTGGATGAAAGATGCTAATTGCACTGATCCAAGTATTGATCCTAATTGGTTTTTTCCAGATAGCGAACATCCAACCAATTTAGAACAAAGAGCGGCTTTAAGTATATGCCAAAATTGTCCAGTACAAATGAATTGTCTTGGATATGCAATAAAACATTGGCCAGTATATGGAGTTTGGGGTGGCATGAAAAATAAAGATATTAAAGACATAGTAAAACAACTAAAGGAGCAACAATGAGTGCAGCAATCACAATAAAAGGTCGAATAGGTAAAGATATGGACATAAAGTTTACGCAAGCAGGTAAAGCTTATGTTCCATTCAGTGTCGTGTCCAATACACGAAAGAAAGTTAACGATGAATGGGTAGATGCAGATACAAGTTGGTGGGAATGCAAAGCCTTCGGAGGTTATGCTGAGGCTCTTGTAGATAACATCAAACGAGGCGATCTGGTAACCATTACAGGAACAATTAAGCAAACAACATGGATTGACAAAGACGGAAATAAACGCTCGTCATATGAGGTTCTGGTAGATACTATTGCAAAACAAATTATAGTGCAGAAGTATCACGGAACACCAAGAACAAAGAATCCAGATCCTGTAGCATGGGATCCTACTGAAGGAGTATTTTAATGTCAGTTAAAGCAATGACCTACGTATGGGAAAACTCTCCCTACAATGGCAATGCTTTAATTGTCCATTTGGCATTGGCAGATCATTGCGATGATCAAGGCATTTGTTGGCCAAGTCAGCAATATTTGGCAGATAAATGCAAAATCAGTGTTAGGCAAATACGTAGAATCATCCATCAAATGATCTCTGATAACTATTTGTTTATAGAACAACACTCAAGAGCTGGCATTTCTAATAATCGTTACAGATTGTTATACAAAAAGCCGCAGGTCACTGATGTCCTGTCCACGCAACATGACTACCCTGAAAGTCCTGCGGATGAGGTCACAGCTGTGGCCAGCGGTAGAGGTCAAGCTGGTGGCCACCCTAATCATCATATAACCATCAATAATCATCAGAGAAAAGGTCCACCAGAAGAAGTTAAATTGTTAATGGAAAGGCTAAGAAAGAAAAATGGATAAATGCCTTAGTTGTCGTGGGGTAAGTGAGAAAGGTGCTTGTCCACATTGCAGAAAAAGATTAAAGAAAATGCTTAATGAGCTAATTGCCTTTATTGATCTTCTTATTGCAAGTCCTTCCCTAAGACAACAGGTATCTTCTAAGCAAGAAGGTAGAGGTTCATTATCAGATAGATCACCAATCAATGTCCAGATTGTAGATCTTATTGCTAAGACAGGTGTTCAAAGTGTTCTACAATCGTGGTGTGAATATGTAGTAGAAACAAGAGAGTTAAATACTGATTGCTTAAAGTCTACAAAAGAAACAAACAAACTACACATATTGCATCATGTATTAGATACTCATACTGATTGGTTAGCTGATAATGAACTATGGACTGATTACTACAATGAGGTTAAAGAACCATGGACAACATTAAGACGTATTATTTATGGTGAGAGAAAACCACCTGAGGCAGTCAAATGCCCTGTACAAGATTGTGTTGGTACATTAAGATTAGAATCTAACGGTGATGTCCATTGTCTACATGATAACACACATCAATGGGTATATGAACAGTGGTCGAGGTTAGCCAAACTAATGGTAGAAACCTCTGTACAATCACAGTGATGTGATTTATAATATGGATCACCGAGCTACAGCTATCTAACAAATCGGACGCTAATGAATAAACCATGCTTAGATTGTGGTGTGTTAGCAAATAAACCTAGATGTCCTATCTGCAATAAGAAGTATCAGAAGTTTAAAGCAACCTCTCGTCCTTCACGTGCTGATAGGGGTTACGATGCAAATTGGAAAAGGTTATCAAAACAACTTAGATTGCTACAACCTTATTGCACTATTTGTAAAGCAACCAACGATTTGACTGTGGATCACGTAATCCCTTTATCAGGTGGTGGTCTCACAGTTGAATCCAACCTTCAAGTCCTATGTCGAAGGTGCAACAGCAGCAAAGGCACTTCCAGTCCCGAATAACGATTTGTTACACTAAATCTCATAGAGGGCCAACGGGTGGTATGGTATGGCCTATAACTACATGCAAAAAGCGCGCTGGATAC